AGGTGTCAATGTCTTCTCATCTACGCTTTCTTTAGGACCATACCCCTTAGGTGTAACATCTGTTACTGTTGCACCTGATGGTGTCTTTTTACCTTTATATACATGCTTAGAAACTTTTTTAGGATCTATATTTCCATCTTTACCAATAATTTTTTGAAGATGTGGTGGAAGAGATTCGTTCACATCTTCTTTGACTTTCCGGCGCATTCTATTGAAGATATTTGGATCACTGACAACAGCGCTCAACAAGTCATCATAGATACTTGCAAGAAACTTTTTTTCGATAGTGCTCAAATTAGAAGAATCACCACCTGATTTTTCCATCTTTCTCATAATGGTTTCAAATCTAGTTAAATCCTTCTTAGGAATCATACCTGAACGAGCAAGCATTCTTGTCTTATCTAATTTAGATTCGTCCATATTATTTTCTCCTGGTGTCATCTTCTTTAACTTCTTTTTACTTTTGTTCGTTCCCCAACCATCGTCTGGGAAACCTGGTGTTGGTTTTTCCTCAGTGATCTTGGTCATTATGCAAGGTCCTTATCGTGATTCAAATTACCTTTTTTCTTCTTAGCAATAAATGCATTGACTCTTGCATATCCCCACTGCTCAGGAGTTGTACCAGGTCTGTGACCTGTTTTCCAAGCAGCAACGCCTCTGTTGTATACTTTACGAAGTGTTCCAACAGAGATACCAGATGCTTCAGATTTCTTTGCTAGAGCACTTTGTGACTTTTCAGATATTAACTCACCAAACGCTTGATCGATATCCTCATTACGAATGCTTGTAATCTTAGCACGAGTTTGTTGTCTTTGATGTTTGATAGCTAGCTGTTTTTTCTCACGCTCTTGTCTTGCTTTCAATGCTGGGCTAACCTCTTCTTCGATCTTATCAATAAGTTTGAAGAGATCGCTATACTCCATCTCTAGCCCTTCACCATACATATCGTGATACATTTTTGTATATTTTGATGGTTTAGTTTTGGCATTTGCGTCACCAGGTGCAGGTCCAGGCTTCTTAGCTTTGAAATGTGCATCTCTCTTAGCTTTAGTTGACTTAGAAAGACCTTTATAATATTTTGCAGGCTGGGTGCCTTTACGTTTTGTAATATCTGGATCTTGAGGTGCATTAATAATATTCTCAGCAGCTTTAATCTGAGCCATTGCATCTACTGCACTATTATCATATTCGTTAAGGATAGCTTCAAATGCTTCGTTTGCTTTACGTCTTACATTCTTCAATCTTTGAGCTTCAGCTCTACGAACTTTCGGTGCAAGTCTTTGTGCTAGTTTATTAATGATTACTTTACGTTTAGCAACTAAACGATCCACAGATGCTTTTTGTCCAGGAGAAAGTTTAGTATAATTAGCACCGCGTGAACCAGCAACACGTTTCTTGATAGCTGAAACAGCTTTCTTTCTGGTTCTACGTTTTAGTTGAGCAGCTCCAGCAAAGCGATACTTCATACGCTCGCGAGCTCTCTTAATTTTTAGTCTTTGTCGGCGCATTGCAATAGCTTTCTTACGACGACCTGCAATGGTCAAAATCTCGTCTACTTGTTCTTCGTTCACTTCTTCAACCTCTTCTCTGATGCCTAGACCTTTACGAACAGCCTTAAACATTTGCTCACCATTTTTCAACCGTGAAGGAAGTCCTTTTTTGAACTCTGAAAACTTATTATCAATAGCTGCTTGTCTCATTTTAGATGCAGACATACCTGTTGCACCTTCTGCATCAGGGTCTCTTTCCCCAGCAGAAACAACCTTAATACTATCGAAAAAATATTCTTTACTATTATACTTGTTTAAGAGTGTATTGAAATCTCTTACACGATCCGAACCTGCAACCATAATCACATCGCTGTATGTTTTTTGAAGTTCTTTCAATACATCAATTAGAGTCTTTCCTGGTGCGGGTTCAATCTTAGGACCAAATGCACCTTTAGCAAAACGCAACTTTTGATTCTGTGTTAAAGGATTCTTTTTGTTATCTTGGGAATGTGTTAGAAAAACTTTGGATTGAGCTCTATTCTTACGACCAACTTCATCAACTTTATTGACTAGTTTTTCATGGCCAAGTGTTGGAGGATTCATCCGGCCAAATGCAAACACAAGCGTTGCCTTCGTTCCAGAAGGTCTTCCAGAACGAGCCCTAGCTTGAGCATCTTCACCCAGCTTATCACCTTTTGTTTTTTGTTGAGGATCTATCGCAATGATAGTATCTTTATTCTTGACGTCCTTGTTCTTTTTCTTGACAGGACGGCCATTCTCGTCGTTTTCTTGCTCATTTTCCACGGTGTTTTCCTTAGACTTAACCGGTGCAGGTCTGCTACTAGCCTTACTGCGTTACATTATATACTATTTATAATTCTTAGACGTTGTTATCTACAAGAATCATATCGAATGTTGATGACGCTTTGAAATTATTACCTGTTGTTTGTAATTTAACTTCAATATCTGTCTTTTGTGTAAATACCAATGGCGATGTGAACTGATATTCATATGCGTTTTGATACAATTCAGCCATATGTTGGATTCTAAATGCATCTTGACTAGGTGGTCGTTTGTATACGGACAATTCACCATCAGCACCTTTGTTAACACTGCCAGCAAACTTCATCATATAGCCTGTAGTGTTTGCTGGAATTGTATATACAGCCATCAACGTTTGACCACGACCTTCAGCAATTTGTGCTACAGTTACACCACTTGGTTTGTTTTTGATACTAATATCACCAACATTATTACCATCTGATGTAATAAATGATCTAAACACACGTTTAAATTCAATATCTGTTGCTACCTCATTTGTACCATTCAATGTAAGTACATCGTTTGCTGAATTATAGTGAATGTCCAAACCCTCGATACGTATGGTCTGTGTATCAGATCCACTAGTACTTGAAACGTAAAGTGTATTGGCTGCATCTAAAGCTGACCAAGGATAATTACCACCTACTGTCCATATTGTATTATTACCAGAATCACAATCAGCGTTATACCCAAATTTATGAATTGCTGCATAACCACCTACAGCACCATTAGCAATCGGAATATTTGAAGCAGGACCAAATGTGTTGATAGGGTTACCATCTTGGTCTGCAATAATAACTGCTTCAAATAAGGTTTTGTTACCTTGTTGATATGCTGTGTTAGAACTGTTCCAAATTGCCATTTACTTCTGCCAACCTTTAATTACATCGTCATTGAAATTCATTCTACTGAATTCCATTCGATCAACTAGTTTTACTGCACCACCTTCGAGCTTATCAATAGCAACATAACCTTCTTGATTAGTCACTTTAAACCCGTTACGAGTTCTAACGAAAGTGCCAATATTACTAGCCCTATTCATTTTATTTATAATTATTTGTTTAGCATCAACTAACATATACATCAACTCATATACATCTTGAATATGTTTTTTAGGGTGCTTAGTGAAGTACTTCAATACTTCAGTGGCTTTTTGCTTTTGAGCAACCTTGCCTTTATCAGTCTTGCGCTTATCAGCTTCTTTTGCATAATAATCATGTATATATTTGACAAGACTATTTACTAAGGACGCTGTATTAGGACGTCGACCAGCACGGATCAGAGTATTATTAAATGTCTTAACACGAATAAGCAGCTCAGGGTTGTTAGAAATATCATTCAAGGCAGCAGCATGCATGCTATTGAATAGCTTACCAGCTTTACTTAGAATATCTGTTACTTGTTTGGTTTCTTTATCAGTAAATGTTGCATTTCCTGAAAGGTCTTTATAAATTGCATCCTGTGCCCAAACGTCAGGTGTTTGTTTGAACTTGGAAGCAATGTTTTTTCCAAACGAGGCTCTCATGGTTTCGAATGATTTGCCTGTATAAGTTGTATGAAATACAATACCAACTTTAGCACGACGAATCTCTGCTGATGCTTTTTCAGGAACAGCATACAAGATTGTATTAGGATGGAATGTCACATACTTTTGGCCATCGATGTTTTGCTTCTTCAAGTCGCTAGATGTAAACATCAGATCACCTTGATAAACACCAGACTTAATACCTAACTTAGGAAGGTGTTCTAAGCACAACAGAAGTTTTGTTTGAAGATCACCTTGAGTGTCTGCTTTAACATCAGCCGGTGTTTTGTAAACCTTAGGGTTCTTATTAAAGATGCCCTTCTTCGCTACAAAGAACTTACCATCTCTAGGGTCTATCCCACAGAAGACTGCAGGGGCACCGTCCCATTTAACAGTAGCGGATATTGGTGACTTTGAATTGCCAGCAAGCATATCACGAAGATCCCTAAGAAATAGGATAGCTTGCCGAGTTCCATTGACGCCTTCATTGAAAATAAGGTCCTCAATATGCTCCATATGAGTATTTTTTTGCTCAACTAGGAATGATTTAAATCCTCTCATTCTTTTATAATCCTCTACTTTCAATAAAAAGTCAACAGTTAATTTTAAATAAACTCAGTTATTTTTCTACTTTCAATTGGCTGGATAGCAAACCTTGCTCCCTTAACACCAAATTGGTTTCTATCACCTTTGTACATTGCCATTAATACAGGCTCAAATCCACCTGTTATTCTATCACCATTATAATGAATATGATTAGAGACGAACTCATATCTACGTCCCTTCTTTTCTAATTTAACTGGGCCTTGAATTAGAATACTAACATTCTGCTGGCCTAGTCTTGATCCATACTTTACACCATAAACACTTTTGTTTTTCAAAGGTGTCTTTCTAATCTTTCTAGCAACAGTTGTTGCTCTAGGAATCTCACTTCCAAACATCTCATGGACAGCTTTTACGAAACTCTGAACCTCAGCATCTTGTTCAATGCCTTTTTCAGTCATACCGCCCCATTGCTGAAAGTCTTTTGGATATCTACCATCTTTATGTGATATCCAGACTATTTCCTTGCCATCATTATCTAGCAAATGAAAATCTGATTTAGGTGTTCCGGGCGTACTAGCTGCACCAGCAACTTGATATACAGTTGTTCCAACTTTAATTGGAACAGAATGCGATGCAAGTTCTTTCTTCAATATATCAATCTGTTTTTGAAGACTAGCTAACTCTATGTCTTCTTTAGCCGTCCCGGCACCGGCACCCTTACCACCAAATTCAGCAGTCTTTTCTAATTTACCAAAAGTATATCTATTACCTTTTGTATCTAATAAACCAAGTTGGTTTAATGTTGTTTTGTCTTGTTTTTTAACAGCAGCTATAATATCTTTATCGGATACAAACTTCACTTTCCGTCCACCGACTAAAGTAAAGTCTTCATTGCCTTCATACTTACGTAAGAAGATTTCAACTCGCCAATCGTATTTAAAAAGCTCACTAGTTGTTAAAGCAGCCATAAAAAAAGCCTCCTGGCTTATTTATTATAAGTCTACAGGAGGCTTTATCTTTTGATCCTTAGATCAAGAGTGATTACTTTTTCTTCTTACGGCTGTGCCCGTGGCTCATCTCTTTGATGATTTCCAATTCTTCAACTGGGCAATTTTCAACGATGTATGGGCCTTCTTCATCTTCAAACATTACGTCATAGTGAGTTACGTAACCAGTACCATCTTCGTTTTCTTCCAGAGAGTGCATACCTGGAATGCATTTGCCTTCACCATGTTCTTTATGAACAACATGAGAAGCACAATCATGCTTCAGAGCTTTTTCAGTATTGTCAGCATCAACGTCTGCAACTTCTTCACCGAGTTTGACACCCATTGCATCATAGTTTCTCTTATTATCTGGATCCTGTTGGATAGCAGCTTTAGCAGAAGTATCGCCACCACTTTTGTCAGCTTTACGAGCAGTTGAATCTCCTGCACCACCTTTTTCTTCACCAGGAACTTCTAGACCTGCATCTGAGAGTTTCTTTTCGCCTGGAGCATTTTTCTTATGTGCATTTTGAGTAGCCGCATTGTCTGTATCAGCTGGAAGTGCCGGCATGGCATCTTCTTTTACTTCTTGTTTTTTGTAGAAGTTGTTGTAAGCATTTTCTCTGCTCATTTTAGCAGCGATTTGTTCAATATAAGAAGGCTGCTTTTGTTCGGTTTCAGCAACTACTTCATTTTCGTTTTTTACTTCATCAGTCATTGTTCTATCCATAGAATTGGTTAGGTTAATTTCATAAGTATTTATAATTCCCATTGTCTGTGGAATATACAACTTCCTTAATATTATAGTATTTAATAGCCTTTTGGCACCCATCACAAGGCTTGGACAGGGCCCAAACAACCTCATTGGTACGAGGACCAGGATGTTTTTTACGTGCAATATACAACGTAGCTTTCGCAAGTTCACTTGGTGTTAATATTCTAGATGCTTTGTAAAGAGCATCCACTTCTGCATGAAGGAAGATAGCTTCTGGGTTTTTAGCAAACTGCTGCTGAATAGGATGTGATTTCTTTTGGTTATTTCCACGAGCAATCACTTTACCTCTATGAACAACAGCAGCTGCAAGGTATGTCTTCATATCTCCTTTGAAGCAATAGTCTTGGAGATTGTCAAGAAACTTAGAGTGCTTATCCACTAAACCTAACTCTCTCGACAATCTCCATAGTATCTGTTCTATAAATCTTCACAGAGCCTTTTTTATATTTCTTGATCAGATCGGTAGCGTAGTTTCTTGCTTGACAAATTGTTTCTACGTCATAGAACAGATAACCAGCCTCACCCAACTGCTTGTTGAGATACAAAACCTTGTAACCAAGGTCCATTGTTGGATTCTGGCTAAACATTACCTTTACTCAGAATGATTGCGGATGCACGACCACCAAAACCAAATGAGTTTTTGATAAACGTCTTAACAGTCTTTACACGAGTGGTTTTATCTGGTACTAAATCAAAGTAATCATCAATAGGCTTTTCGAGACCAGCATTACCAGGTATCAAACCATGTTCCAACGTCTTCAGACCATATGCAATCTCAATAGCACCACAAGCGCCCATACAGTGACCTATGTTCCCTTTGTGAGATACTAATGGCAGGCCTTTACCAAAGTATTTCTTCATTACATCAATCTCAATCGGATCACCAACGCCTGTTGCTGTCCCATGTGCATTAATGTAATCGATATCCTCTGGTTTGACATTAGCCATATTAAATGCTTTCTTATAAGCATTTGCACAACCAATGCCTTTAGGGGACGGTGATGCTGGATGTTCAGCATCATTAGCATTGCCCCATCCTTCAATTATACCATAAATTTTAGCGCCACGAGCTTCTGCATTATCTAATGTTTCGATAATAAAACATACAGCTGCATCACCAAGTATCATTCCAGAACGATCCTCATCAAAAGGCTTACATTCACCTTTACTCGATGCTGCACCAATGCCTTCAAAAAAATTACGACTTGGTTTATTCTGTGCCATAGCATCCGATGACGTAACAATAACATAAGGTGTCCCTGCATCTAAAAAAGCTGCACCACATTCAATGGCTTGAATACTACTACTACATGTTGAAGAGATATTGAAGTTTGGACCAGTATAATCAAATACTTGAGCCATGTGTGCAGCTGCAAACTCATGGCCCGTTGATAGCAATTGTAGAGGCGACCAACGAATAGGTTTAGCATCATGTGCATTGAAATATGGTACACCCATCTCAACTGCAACTTCGTGATACTTCTGAGAGACTCGATCAACAGCCACACCGCCGGCATGCAATGATGCTGTAATAATAGGAATATCAGTTAGGTTTCTATCTACACCACTATCATCTAGTGCCCGGTCTGTTACATAGGTAGCAATGATTGCAGAAGGGTCTACAAAGTTACGAATAAGATCTCTCTTCTTGAAAAGGTCCTTTTCAATCAGATATTCATCTACTGTTTTTCTATCCCATACCTCAGGATATTGCTTAACAACCCCAGCACACATTTTCTGGAAGTTAGTTTCTAGATCCGTTCCCAGCTGATCTACTACTGAGACCCCTGTAATAGCATATCGACGTTCACTGTTACCAGCGTATGTTTTGTTCTTACGTTTAAAGAATCTTTGCACTTTAGGTGCATAAATCTCGTACACAAACTTCAGTAAATCCATTTGCTTTTTCATTCAATTCTCCATTATTATGTTCTGCTACCAGCATAGCGAAGCTGATCAGAAAAGTCAACAATATTATGTAGATAAAAAATAATTTAGTTAGTAATAGAAATAAACCTAATATTTCGCGCATTTCAGCTTTCTTAGATCATAAATAACTTCATCATGTCAGTATCTAACAAAGTTAATTTATTGTCAACTTTTATTTCAGATCTAACAAATCCCGTAAAAAATGAGAGAGGGCTAGCTGTATGCTACCCTCTCTCGCTTTGTAAACACTCGAACAGGCTGAACCCCACAGTTAAACTCCCGTCACTTCCAATCAGCATTAGGGATCCCCGCACGGACCTTACTAGCGCTCTTGCCACTGGTGTCTGCTAACACCAACAAGTGTCATCAGGATTGTGATACAGAAAAAATAAACACACTTCCCGGCATTCTTATTTATAACTTTATTCTACTTCCAGATAATTAAATTCTGGGCATTTATTTAGAAAAAACTTAGGTGTCCAACCATCGAAGGCACCCCCCATATTTAAAAACGTAAGTTGATTATAAGCAGCTCTTTTTTCAATGCTAGTGTACACGACGTGACCAGTTTTATTCTCAACAATAGTATACTCTGTATTCTTATTCATCATCTTATAATTATTCATACTTTTAGTTCTCCGAACGTAGTTGCTGGTTTGACTCTGTTAAGCTCAATCTGATCCATTATAGGCATGTCTTCAGATAAATTTTGAGCACCTTGCTCTACATCATAAAGTCTGAACTTAGACTTGTCGATGCCTAATACAAATCTACGATGCAATGATGGATCCGCATAACGATTCTTCAACTGCTTAATCATAACTTGGCCAAGTTGATCTAACTCCTCAGATCTAATCAATGCAAACATAAAGTCAGCTGTAGCAGGGAGACCAAAAGACTCAGAAGTATTCTCTAAACCAACATCTGAATTAGAAAAACCATCACGATTAGTTTGTGTTGCTGTAACAACTGGTACGCCTGTCTCAACAGCCATTCCACGAAATTCTTCTGCAATTGCTTTAATAATTGTGTAGGAATTAGCAGTAATATTACCTCGTAAACGTGAGCTAGCACAGATGTTGATATAATCAATGTAGATAATATCTGGCTTAAACTTCTTCTTCAATTCAAGCTCTTTCAATAATGTTTTAAAGTGTAATGTATGTGCAGAGGCTGTAGGATATTCTTTTACAATCAAACGTCCCTTAGTTTTTTCTTTAATCTGACTGATCTTCTTATCGTATGTGTCTTTTGGAAGCATATCAATCTCTTCGTGATTAATATTCATTAAGTTAGCATCAATACGTTTAGCAATTGCTTCTTCGGCCATCTCCAAAGTAATGTATAATACATTCTTACCCTCAGTTAGGTTATGTGATGCAAAATGACACATAGCTAATGACTTACCAGCACCAGTACCAGCTAGAATAACATTTAATGATTTTTGACTAAACCCGCCACTAGTAATCTTATTCATATAGTCAAGATCAAATCCAACCTTGATATCCTTCTTATGGTACGACTCAAAACGCTCATCAGCATTTTCAATAAAGTCGTGGCCAATATGATGATCAAATGATACACCCAGAGCTTTACCAAGAATATCTGGAATAGAAGTCTTTGTTTTCTTTTCATCTTTACCATCAAGAATCTCAATAGATTCCATGATAGCATTATATACAGCTTTATCCTGACAGAACTTTTCAGTCTGATCAAACAGCCATTGACTTTCCTCTATATCAACTGCAACAAGATTATTAATGACATATGTGGATTGTTTATATAACTCTTCGTTCAGACCTTTTGTATCTAGATCAATCCGTAGAGAATCATTAGTTGGGATTGTATTGTATTTGACGTAATGTCTTGCAATCAGCTCAAACACAATCTTATCTGTAGCAGACTGGAAATATTCTGGCTTCAGAAATGGAATTACTTTACGAGCAAATGGTTCATTATGTACAAGATTACTTAGAATCTTAGCTTCAATCATTCAATAATATCCTCAAGTATCCAACCAACTGTTTGTGTAAATCGTAGCCGATCATCTTCAGCCACTTCACCAGCTAGTAATGTATATTCTATCTTAACAGAGATTGGTGTATCTCTATCATCAACGTTTTCAGGTATGCCTAATTTGTCAATTACATATTCAACATTAGCAAAGTCACCTGAAAGAATACGAACTCCCCATTCAGGAAAGTCCTTTTTATTCTCCGTTATCTGATAGTGTGGTATCACTCGATTCATATTCTTCCTCCACTGTCGTATCGGTGTGTTCTTCTCCATATGCAAACTCTTTCTTGGCTGCTTTATCGATTAGATTCAAAACTTCTTTAGTAAAGTATTTTTCTGGATCCTCATAAATTGTTTTTCCAAATACTTTACTACCATCAGTTAGCTCGTAACGAGTTGATACTTTCTTAAAGATGCCATACTTCTCAGCTAGCTCTAGAAGACCATAATAACGATCCAATCCAGTCTTATAAGATAGTTTAACTTCTACACGCTTGTTTTCTCGAGAGAGACGAGATTTGTACATATTGACCTTAATGATATTACCAATAACGTCAGTACCATCCTTATCTTTCTTCTTCGTCAACATTGCAATAGTAGAAGCCGTATACTTCAAACCACTACCACCTGCAATTTCGTTTGTGGGAATATATGAACCAACTGCCGCATATACATGGTTGGTTACAATGAGGGGTACGCCAATTCTGGCGAGCTTTAGATTAATAACTCGGAACGTAGCTTTAATAAGCTGAGCCTTAGTCATATCGCGAGTATCTTTACCATCTGCGGTATCCTCCATCTCTTTAGATGAAGAGAGCTGACCTAGACTATCGAGAACCATCATCATAGGCTTACGGTCCTTTTCGGGAGTATCGTTATATTTCTCAATGATATCAAGACATACCTTACGAAACTTTTGAATAGTATCTGGTTCTGATACGATCACACGACGCGTGTCGATATCACGACCTTCCATCATATCACGAGTAACAGCAGCCTCAGTATCAAAGTAGATAACACCGCCGTCAGGATTATCAAGAAGAAACTGTTGTACAACTCCGAGTGCGAAGAAGGTCTTACCTGTAGCTTGTTCGCCTGCAAAAGCAGTGACCTTATTATTAGGCACACCGCCATAAATGCTGCCAGATATAACAGCATTGAGAATATAGCTCCCAGTATCAATATACCCAGTAAACTCGGCACTACCCAATCCATCTGCAACAACATGTGTGTCGTCATCTTTAATCTTTTCTACCAGCTCATTAAAAAAATTACTCATCATAAACTCCTTATTATATACACATTATAACTTCGATACGTTATCTTTGTCAACAACTAATTTTCCAGTCAACCATTCTTTTGGTCTTTTCATCTTATAATTACCCTTAGGACCTTCAACTTCAACTTCTTCATAATCATCGTCCAATTCAGCAAGGATATTCTTATCCTCTTCCATCACCTGATCCACAACACCCATAATCCGTTTGTGTCGTTGTTCTCGTACTAACGATTGGTTAGCAGCAATTAGCAACAATACTGCTAACGGATCAAAGACAAAGATAAGTAGTAAAATAACAGCTCGAACTGCTTCATCTAGATTACCTTCCCCTTCGCCGTAAATAAGATCCGCGATATATTTGATCGGACCAACTTCGACTTCAAATGCCCT